CGGAAATGGTATGGATCATATTCTTGCGTTCGACACGTGGCAACCTAACACCAATGCATGGGTTATCACTAATAATCTTATAGGGGTTTATTGCAATGTAGAATATCCGACTAATTACTTTGTAATATGAATTGATGGTAGCAGGTGAAGAAACCATTTTGTTTACCACATTTTGTATGTGTATTGGCTTAACATCTGATAACTTCATATTGTGAATTGATTTATAGG